AAACTCACTATCTAATACTGTTATAGCAAATAAATTAAGATTGAGGAGTTTAACTGGAACTGGTTATCAATATGTTGTTGCTGATGCTAATGGTGAATTATCGCTTTCTGCGGTAACAAGTTCAGGTACCGGTTATTGGGAAACAGGAACAACTGCAACCGGAATTAAATTAACCGGTTGGTCGAGTAGTGTTTCTACTTTATTCTCCATACATGCTGGTTATCAGGGAAGTATATCTAACGGTAATTATTCAGGAATATTCGCAGGTTCTGGAAATACAAATTTTGCAAATTTTGGATCAATAATCGGAGGTCAATATAACGATATAGATGGTATCTCTTTTGGTTCGATAATTAATTCTAAATCGAGTAGGGGATATGGTAAAGGAGATTATCAACAGATCATTAATTCTAATACATGTGTAATTTCTGGTGATGTTAGTTTTTCATCAATAATTAATTCCCAAAATTCGAGTATATATATTGTTTCTTCGACAACACAACCTAATGTTATATTGATTGGCCAGAGTGGCTATACTCATAGAGATCAATCTGATGTTGTTGTTTTGCCAAATTTATATACAAGAAAAGGTAGGAGAACTACTTATACAATTATTGATTCCACATATACTGCAACAACTAATGATTATTATATTAGGCCAAAAGCGAGTGGAACATATACTATTTACTTACCAAAAAATCCTTATGATGGAATGGAGTTAATTATAAAAGATTATAATGGCTCATCAAGTTCAAATATAATTACAATTAATGGTAATGGTTTTTTAATTGATGGTTCAACAACAATTGATTTGGATAATAATTATAAATGCTATAAATTAATATTTTGTTCTAAAGATAATAAATGGGATATAATATCGGTATATAATTAATTTTAAGTTTGTTGTTTGTTTATTGGACTTCCTGGCGAAATGCCGGGAAGTCTTTTATTTTTCTATTTATTATATAGACTTTTTTAAAGAAAATGGCAAAAGAAATAGTATTACAAATTGCTGTGAATGCTGCAAATGGCGTTCAAACATTGAATGATCTTCAAAAAAACGTAAAAACCCTAAAACAGGAACTGGCAGGTAAAGCAATCGGTTCGAAGGAGTTTAACGAATTAACTGCTGAGATTTCAAAATCGAATGCTGCAATTAAGATTTTGAATCAGAGTTCAAAATCTATAGATGGAGCAAGTCCGAAAAATTCGATTGGAGCGATCAAACAGGAAATTAAAGATCTAACAATTGCATTAAATAACGTTGAACAGGGTTCCCCAATAGCAAAAAAGTTAGAAGCTGACTTATCCATTGCTAAAGGTGAGTTGGCAGAATTTAAACAACGAACTGAAGGTTTATCTGGTGATGAGTTGGCTGCAGGCTTTGCCAGGGTAGGTGAGGGTATAGCAGGTGCGTTTGGTATAGCAACGAATGCCTTATCAATATTCGGTCAAAAGAACGAGGATGTTTCAAAGGCAAGGGAAAGAGCGGAGAAGGCAATTGCTGTTGTTATATCAGCGAAGGCTGTTGCAGAGGGAATTGAAAATGGAGTTAAACTGGTTTCAATCGGTCAAACAAGACTTGCAACGGTTGCGACCAATCTTGAAACTGCTGCTCAAAGTAAAAATATAATTGTTAAGCAAGGAGCAACTATAGCAATGAGATTATTGAATGCTGCAATGGCTGCTAATCCTATATTATTGGTGGTTGGGGCGTTGGCAACGTTGGTAACTGCACTTGCTGTTTTTGGCGAGAGAACAGATGAAGCAACTGAAAAACAGAATAAGTTGAAAGCTGAGATGGAAAGCGAAAAACAAACATTAGAAACGTTTGATAAAGCTTTTAATTCGCAAAGTGAAAAAATTGTAAAAGGTTATGACAGACAAATTGCAATTCTAAAATCTAAATCAGGAACAGAAGAACAAGTTTATAAATTATCCAGAGAAAAAATCCAGGCACAAATTAATTTATTAAATTTTGAATTGGGTTATTTAGGAAAATTATCAGATGCCCAAAAAGATGCATTGAATGATCTAAAAGTTCAACTGCAGGTGTTGGATAATGAGGAAGCAAATCGAAGAAAAGAAAAAGACCAAAAAGCAAAAGATGAAGCACAAAAGGCAGCAGATGAACAATTTAAAATTGCTCAACAATTAGCAACATCCAGAGCTAATCTTATTGGAGATTCGCTTCAAAAGGAAATTGCACTTGAAAAAATAGGATTGAATGATAAATTAAATGCGATTCGTGGTAATTCCGCAAAGGAAATTGCATTAAGAGAATCATTAATTATTGAATCGAACACGAAAATCAAAAAACTCATTGCAGATAATATAAAAGAAGTAGAAAACCTCCAAAGCAAATTGAATGTTGCTCAGGCAGGTAATGCCGGTGAAGATTTGTTTTTGGCAAAGAAAGCACAATTAGAATCTGAATTAAAATCACTTCAGGAATTTATTAAGAAAGAAGAAGATAGAATCAAAAATCAAAATGATGGTCAACCTGTTGACCAAACTAAACTACTTCAGGCAAAATTACAATTAGCACAAACTCAAAATGAACTTTCACAGTTAACAAATAATTTTTCAAGTGATTTTCTTGCTAATTTGAATGATGCTAACATATTGGCGATTGAATCAGGAAAAAATTATGTAAAAGAAAGAAAAAAACAATTAGAAGAATTACTAAAAGACGAAAATTTACCTGCAGAAAAGAGAAAAGAATATATTGAAAGCCTGGGAATTTTAAATCAGGCTGAATTGAATTTGGATGATGGGTTAAAATCAGCAAAAATAAAACAATTAGAAGATCTTCGTGATGCTGAAATTGCCAATGCAGAAGCAACCGGACAAGCTAAGTTGGATATTATTCAAAAGTATCAAATTAAGATTGATGAATTAAATAATCCTGATCAAGCCAAAATAAATTCAGAAAATTTAGCAAAGGCAGAGTTGGGGGTTTTACAAACTTCTGGTGCTGAAAGATTAGCGGCAGAAAAATCATTATTGGATGAAAAGGAGAAACAAGAATTAGAGGCTGCAGGTAATAACCAGGCTAAAAGAGCAGAAATTGAAGAAAGATATAGACAATTAAGAATAGAATTAGACGAGAATGCAACCAATGTATCGTTATCAATAGCAGCTAATGCACTTGGTACATTATCTCAATTATTCAAAGAAGATACATTGGCATATAAATCATTGGCTGTTGGTGAAGCAACCATTAATACTTATTTGGCTGCAACCAGAACATTGGCTGATAAAACAATTCCAAACACATTTGCACGTATTGCAGCAATGGTTGTTGTTATTGGAAGTGGTTTAGCGCAGGTTGCAAAGATCTCAGGTGTTCAACTTGCAAAGGGTGGTATCCTGGATGATCCATCTTTACCTGGGAATTCAACTTCAGATTCAATTCCGGCAAGATTATCAAAAGGTGAATCAGTAATCAATGCACGTTCAACAGCAATGTTTAAACCTGTTTTATCTGCAATTAATGAAATGGGTGGTGGAAGATCATTTTATAAAGGAGGAATTGCACTATCAAATTATGCATTAGGTGGAATTGCAGCTTCCTCACCACAACAGATCGTTCAAACATCTATTCAGAATAATGATGAGATATTGAGCGAAATAAGAAATATGAAACAGAATCCTGCTCCTGTGGTATTTGTTCAAACTGAAGCAAATGATTTTGCTAGAAAGTTTGATATTAATGAAAGTAGGGCTTCAAATCCTTTTTAATAACTATTTATTATATACAAGATGGAAAATAAAAATAATAAACCATTAATATTTAATTTAGATATTAATGATGAAGATGAAACAGGAATCAACTTTATTTCTATTGTTGATGTTGGTGCAATTCAATCACAGTTTGTTGCTTTAATGGAAGCTAAACAGATTTTAAAATTATCCTTAGATAATGATAAGATGGTTCTGGTTGGAAAAGTCGCTATTCCGGATGTTCCAATACTGCAATATGATAATGAATCTGGTGATGTATATTTTATTCGTTTAACGAAAGATAACATTTTGAAAGTTGCAAAGAAATTTGCACGAAATGCATTTTTGAATAATGTGAATGTAATGCACACCACAGAGAAAGCCCCTGCATATATATATGAAATGTGGGTTGTTGAAGACCAGGAAAAAGATAAAGCAGCATTATATTTTGATGATGTGCAGGTTGGTACACTGATGGTTAAAATGCAGGTAACAGACAGGAATTATTGGAATGAATATATTAAATCCGGCAAATTCAAAGGTTTTTCTTTGGAGGGTCAATTTATATATAAGAAGTCAGATTGGAATAATAATTCCGATAACCAGGAAGATTTGGAAAAAAGATTGGAAAACATTCAAAATCAATTGGATGAAATCATTAAAAAACAAAAAAATTAAATATTTATAATACATGAAGAATATTCTAAAATTCATAGAAGATATTGAAGCGAACTTAAAAGAGCTTTCATTATCTATATCAAAAGATGATAAGCAACCTGTTGAACAGGTGGATCAAAACCAATATGTTGATGTGAAAACTGCAGATGGTAAAATTCTACGTTGCCTTGCAGATGTTGGCTTTCAGGTTGGAGCAATTGTTTCGATTATGAATGAAGATGGTTCGGTTATTCCGGCTCCAACAGGAGAATATATATTGCAAGATGGAACCAAATACGAAATTCAGGATGGAACCATAATTAATATCATGGCTCCTGAAGTGGAAGTAGAAAACCAAACTAAAACTGTTAAGCAAGCTATAGAAGATAAACCAGAAGATAAATTAATATTAATCATTGATGAAATGAAGAATGAAATCAATGCATTGCAGGAAAAAATAAAATCTCTGGAAAACGAGAAAGTGGAGTTGAACTCCAAAATCAAAAATTTAGGTGAACAGCCTGCTGCTTTACCGATTCAAAAATCAGATAAGAAAACCGATATAGTAAGAACACCACTAAGGACAAGTGAAGTGTTGAATTCCTTTATCGGCAAAAGAAAATAAAATAATAAAAATACATTTTAAAAAATGGCAAGTTTAGATTTAAGTGCTTTGAGCAAATATACTGACCAGTTAGGCCAGAGCATTATGAAAGAAGCTACCCTTAGAGGTCGCACATTAGATGTTATCACCGTTGTTCCTGGGGTTAAATACAAAACCTCTTTAAACTTAATGACGGATACATTAGCAGGTCAAATTGGTGCATGTTCGTGGAACGCATCTGGTTCAACCGCTCTATCTCAGAGAGATATTACCGTTTGCCCGATTAAGGTAAACGAAAGCATCTGTCCGGATGAACTCGAACAATATTGGGCAGGTATGGCAATGAAGGCTGATGGAAGTTATAATACTTCTGCTCCTGATGCATTTGTTCAGCCATATGTTCAGTTAAAGCAGGATGGAGTATCAGCAATGATTGATGATATTTTCTGGGCTGGTGATACTGCAACAGGAACAGGTAACAAGAAACTATGTAATGGTATCATGCAGATCTTAACCAAGACTTCTGCAAGTGCTTCTACCGTTAACATTACCAAGACTGCAATTACCGTTTCAAATGCTATCTCTATCTTAGATAATAGCGTTATTAGTGTTGTTCCAACCGATGTCATTAATGATGATAAGTTAATTCTTTTCGTTGGATATGATACGTTCAGAACGATTGCAACCGCACTGAAGAATGCAAATTACTTCGCATATACCGGTGCCGAAAACCAGGGTGGTTCGTTTATGATGCCTTATTTAGGCACGAACATTACCATCATGGCTGTTCGTGGTTTGAATGGAGCCGGTCAAATGTTGTTAACTCCAGCTTGGAACCTTGTTGCAGGTGTTGACCTGTTAAACGATGCTGACGAGTTCAGAATTTTCTATGATGAAAATGATGATGAAGTTCGTTTCCGTGCTAAATTCAAAATTGGCGCACAAGTTTACTTCCCTGCATACTGCGTTGTTTATGCCTAATTAATTAATTTAATAATATAAAAATATAAGGAGGAAAAAACAATGGCAGATTGCTATGGAATAATAAGTACTGGATATACCCAAAACTGTTTGAACGGTGTTGGTGGTATATATGAAAATGAAGTTTATTGGGCAAGCTATGATGCGATCTCTGCAATCACAGCCAACTCCAGTAATGTAATAACTGCTTTAACTATGAGCGGAACTGCAAAGTTCTGGAGAGTAAAACAGTTAAAGAATGCTGCTGCAGTTGAAGAAAAATTCACTGTGGATGCAGAAGCTGGAACGTTGAGTTATCAGCAAACGATGAAGTTTAAATTGGCTCGTAGAACCACTGAAAGCAGAAATCTTGTTGCAACGGCTGCACCCCAAAAGAGTGCTTTCATTGTAAAGGAGAAAGCTACTGGTTCATATTGGTTAATTGGTGATGATATAGGATTATACCTGGATGCAGCTTCGGTTGGAACTTCCGGTCAACAGATCAACAACTTTAATGGTTGGGATATGGTGTTCGTTGGTGATGCAACTGTTCCTGCAAGAGAAATACAATCCTCGGTTGTTACCTCAATAACTGCTGGCTAAAATAATATTGTGATTTATTTCACATTTAGGGTGGGTTTTTAACTAAACTCACCCTTTTTTTATATATTTATTATAGATTTTATTCATATTATTAATGATTTATATAAAAACAAATTCAATAAACTATTTTTATGTTACTCTAAAAGAAAGTTCCAATATTGCAGCAAGTGGTGGAACTCCATTTTACCTTTTTGAATTATATAATCAGTCTGAAAGAGAGTATAAATATGTTTATCCAGTTTTATATTCTTCAACATCGAGATTTGATCTATTGAAATTAACCGTTTCCGGAACCGGTCAAAATCTCACAGCCGGAACAATAGATTTAAAATCGGGAACACACTATGATTATAATGTGTATGAAAAAAACTCTAATGTGGAATTATACGCTAATTCAACAGATCATAAAGTTGAAAGCGGTATAATGACCGTTTCAGGAACCACAACTCAATTATTTGATGTTTATTCCGGTTCGACCAATAACTTTAATATATATTACAACAACTAATGTTAGACACTAAATTAAAATCTTTAGATAACAAAATAGTATTTGTTAACCTATCTGAACAGATTGCCCCAAATTTCAAAATTAATAAATCGAAAGAATATGTGCTTTGGGGTGATGATAACCTCTGGCCTTTATACCTTCAACAATTACTATCCAAATCAGCTATCCATAATTCTATCTTTAGAAGAAAGGTAAAAATGACTTATGGCAATGGTTTGTTCATAGCAAATGAAAATGATCTAACAAGCCAACAGGTCAATAAAATAAACAAATTCTTTTCAGAGATTAATCCCACATTAACAAAGAACGAAATAATACAACGTTCGAGTTATGATTTACAATTATATGGTGGGTTTGCATGGCAAATTATATATTCAAAAGATAAGTCACGAATAGTCAATATTAATCCTGTTGATATGGCTGATATTCGTGTTGGAAAATTAGATAACGGACAGATTAAGGAGTTTTACTATTCACCAGATTGGGCTGATCTGAAAAATAACCCATATGAAATATATCCTGCTTTTGATATGAGCAATCCTGGCGGAACACAAATATTATATGTTAGAAATTATGATTCTGGTTCGCCATATTACCCAATTGAAAACTATAGGGGAGGACTAAATTATATAAACGTGGATTATTATATTTCTAATTACCATGTCAATAATTTAAGAAATGGTTTAACGCCAACAATAATTATATCCATACCAGGAGCAGAACCAACCCAGGAAGAAATTGATTCTATCTATAAGAGAATAAAGAAATTATATTCTTCAACAGATAATGCAGGTAAGTTTATATTAATGTTTCCTGATGATATTAAGAATAAAATTGATGTTCAACCCATTAATCTAACAGATGCGGATAAGCAATTTATGATGTTGAACGAATTGACCACACAAGGTATAATCATGGCTCACAACGTTACATCTCCAATGTTGTTTGGTGTTAAGACAGAAGGGCAATTAGGAGGTAGAAATGAAATAATAACCCAGAGTGAGTTGTTTTATAACGATGTTATTTCACATGACCAGCAATTAATTGAATCCGCTTTAGAGAAGATATTAATTTATAATTCGTTGGAATTCGCCAATGTTCAGATTAAACGTTCAACAAGTGTGAAATTCATGTTTGGAGAAACTGAACTGGCAAAAATAACAACCATCAACGAAAGAAGAAGAATGATTGACTTACCAGATGTAGAAAATGGTAATAATCCACCAACCGGAATTTAAACTAAAAACTATTTATATATCATGGCAAAAACATTATTCATATCAACAGATTATATCAAAAAAAATTCACCTGTTAACTTCAATATCGAGGATAAATTATTAACCCCTGTTATTGCAGTTGAACAGGATATTAATTTTGAAAAGCTGTTGGGAACTAAATTATATAATTCATTACAAACACAGGCTGCTGCAGGGAGTTTGACTGCAGATAATCAAATTCTTTTAGAGGAATATGTTCAACAGTCTTTATTATATTTTGTGCTTTCAAGATTAATTCATCAGTCCAGTTTCAAATTTCATCAAAAAGGTGTTGGTGTTATGGAATCCGAAAATGAGAAACCATTGGATTTTGAACAGATAAAATATTATGTAAAAGACTTTAAAAACATTGGAGAATATTATGCTCAAAGATTAATTAACTATTTAAAAGCTAATTCTTCTAATTACCAGGATTATGCATCACCGGATTCCGGATGGGATCAGATTCAACCCAATCATTCAACAAGGTATTTTCATGGGTGGTATTTTCCCAAAACAATTGATGATTGTGATGAGTTGGCAAACCTGCCAAAGCCTGGACAGGATCATTATTATATTTATAGGGGAGGTATTGAAATATGAAAAACCATAATACCATATTGGGTTTTGATTCTATTGGTGATTTTCTAATTTCTGTTTCAGGGTGGAAATCAAAATTGGTTGTTGGTTATATATCTATTATCGGGGCACTAACTTCCATGATAACCAATTATATATATGAAGATGCTAAGGCTGTTTATCTTTTGGCTTTTATGATGTTGTGTGATTTAATGACTGCGATTTATAGGGCATATAAAACAAAATCATTCACATCAAAGAGATTTCCCAGGGTGTTATTAATTATGGTTGCATATGTTATGTTATTATCCATAGGCTGGCACATGGCACATCAATCAGTTTTATTTTCCTGGCTACCTGGAGCATTATATACCGGCATGATTTCAACTGTTTTTATTTCTATTGTTGAAAACCTGGTTCAATCAAGTTTAATCAAAGCCGGATTTTTGAAGGATATTGTCGAAAAAGTTAAAAATGGAACAACAAACAAAAAAAGCAATTAAAAACTTAGAGAAAAGATCTAAGGAAATATATGATTATTCTCTAAGATTAATCAAAAGTTTAGAAATTGATGATTTGAATTTTATAAATAACTCTAAACTGTTTATGGCGTATGCTGACCCTAAATTCACATTAGATGAAATATATAATGTGTACGAAAAATATATTGTTGAAATCATCATGTATGAATTATATTTTGCTGAAAATGAAGAATATGAAAAAGCAGCAATAATCAAAAAAGCCTATGAGTTAGAAACAGAGATGGTTTGTAATTTTTTGCCTGAGATAAACAAATATAAGAACCTACTTCTTCTTACAATCGAAGAAACAATTAAAGCATATAACATGCTTAGAGAGGAATAAACTTTTTTTTATACTATTTATATTAAATGATAGATATAAACAGTATAGATTGGGAAAAAATAAATCAAAATCCAGAACTTTTCGAAGAGTTTCAAGATAAAGTTGATTGGGCTGAAATTAGTGAACGCCAAAAATTATCTGAAAAATTTATTGAAAAGTTTCAAGATAAAGTTGATTGG